TTTAGAACTGGAATATCTGATGATGCAAATTCCCTACGGATCACTGACTTATGACATAGGTGGGAATTTCGCAGCACATCTGTTCAAGGGTCGAGCATACGTTCACTGCTGCATGCCCAACCTGGACGTCCGCGACATTATGCGGCATGAAGGCCAGAAAGACAGTATTGAACTTTATCTTTCAAGGCTAGAGAGAGGGGGAAAAACAGTCCCAAACTTCCAAAAGGAAGCATTTGACAGATATGCAGAAATTCCTGAGGACGCTGTCTGTCACAATACTTTCCAGACATGTGAACATCAGCCAATGCAGCAAACAGGCAGAGTGTATGCCATTGCGCTACACAGCTTATATGACATACCCGCTGATGAGTTCGGGGCGGCACTCTTGAGGAAAAACGTCCATACGTGCTATGCCGCTTTCCATTTCTCTGAGAACCTGCTTCTTGAAGATTCATACGTCAATTTGGACGAAATCAATGCGTGTTTTTCGCGTGACGGAGACAAATTGACTTTTTCTTTTGCATCTGAGAGTACTCTTAATTACTGTCATAGTTATTCTAATATTCTTAAGTATGTGTGCAAAACTTACTTCCCGGCCTCTAATAGAGAGGTTTACATGAAGGAGTTTTTAGTCACCAGGGTTAATACCTGGTTTTGTAAGTTTTCTAGAATAGATACTTTTCTTTTGTACAAAGGTGTGGCCCATAAAAGTGTAGATAGTGAGCAGTTTTATACTGCAATGGAAGACGCATGGCATTACAAAAAGACGCTTGCAATGTGCAACAGCGAGAGAATTCTCCTTGAGGATTCATCATCAGTCAATTACTGGTTTCCAAAAATGAGGGATATGGTCATTGTACCATTATTCGACATTTCTTTGGAGACTAGTAAGAGGACACGCAAGGAAGTCTTAGTGTCCAAGGATTTCGTGTTTACCGTGCTTAACCACATTCGGACATACCAGGCTAAAGCTCTTACATACGCAAATGTTTTGTCCTTCGTCGAATCAATTAGATCGAGGGTAATCATTAACGGTGTGACAGCGAGGTCTGAATGGGATGTGGACAAATCTTTGTTACAATCCTTGTCCATGACGTTTTTCCTGCATACTAAACTTGCCGTTCTTAAGGATGATTTACTGATTAGCAAGTTTAGTCTCGGTTCAAAAACAGTGTGTCAACATGTGTGGGATGAGATTTCGCTGGCGTTTGGGAATGCTTTTCCCTCTGTGAAAGAGAGGCTTTTGAACAGGAAACTTATCAGAGTGGCAGGCGACGCATTAGAGATCAGGGTGCCTGATTTATATGTGACTTTCCACGACAGACTAGTGACTGAGTACAAAGCCTCTGTGGACATGCCTGCGCTTGACATTAGGAAGAGGATGGAAGAAACAGAAGTGATGTACAATGCACTCTCACAGTTATCGGTGTTGAAGGAGTCTGACAAATTTGATGTTGATGTTTTTTCCCAGATGTGCCAATCTTTGGAAGTCGACCCTATGACTGCAGCGAAGGTTATAGTCGCGGTCATGAGCAACGAGAGTGGTCTGACTCTTACATTTGAACGACCCAGTGAGGCGAATGTTGCGCTAGCTTTGCAAGATCAAGAGAAGGCCTCGGAAGGTGCTTTGGTAGTTACCTCGAGGGAAGTTGAAGAACCGTCCATGAAGGGTTCGATGGCCAGAGGAGAGTTACAATTAGCTGGTCTTGCTGGAGATCATCCGGAGTCGTCCTATTCTAGGAACGAGGAGATAGAGTCTTTAGAGCAGTTTCACATGGCAACGGCTGATTCGTTAATTCGTAAGCAAATGAGTTCGATTGTGTACACGGGTCCGATTAAAGTTCAGCAAATGAAAAACTTTATCGATAGCCTGGTAGCATCACTATCTGCTGCGGTGTCGAATCTTGTCAAGATCCTCAAAGATACAGCTGCTATTGACCTTGAAACCCGTCAAAAGTTTGGAGTCTTGGATGTTGCATCTAGGAAGTGGTTGATCAAACCGACGGCCAAGAGTCATGCATGGGGTGTTGTTGAAACCCACGCGAGGAAGTATCATGTGGCACTATTGGAATATGATGAGCAAGGTATAGTAACATGCGACGATTGGAGAAGAGTAGCTGTTAGCTCTGAGTCTGTTGTCTATTCCGACATGGCAAAACTCAGAACTCTGCGCAGACTGCTACGAAACGGAGAACCGCATGTCAGTAGCGCAAAGGTTGTTCTTGTGGACGGAGTTCCGGGTTGTGGAAAAACCAAAGAGATTCTCTCAAGAGTTAACTTTGACGAGGATCTGATTCTAGTACCTGGCAAGCAGGCCGCGGAGATGATCAGGAGACGTGCGAATTCCTCAGGGATTATTGTGGCCACGAAGGACAATGTTAGAACCGTTGATTCTTTCATGATGAATTTTGGGAAAACCGCACGCT